AGTGCAAACGTATCATCAGATGATTCATCATTGGCCAAAACAATTGTTTATAGCCCAGAAGAAACAAACATTCGACCAGATTTCTTTGAAGGGTTCTTATCAATTTGTTCTGAATTTGTGAGGCATAGTGCAAAATTATTTGGCATAACGCTATCCATTGAAAAGAGCACAAGAGATGTCAGATGTTCCGTGATAGAGTTTAACTCTATGTGGACAGTTAGGAACACGATAATGTCACCTAAGATAAAGTATGTGTATCCTTCATTAATGCCAGGAGTGATTAGAGGGTTGGAAGACAAAATGCATCTCATGGCCAATCTCAGATCGCAGCTATTAGAAAATGGGTTTACACTGTCAACAATAGTCTTGGCACAAACTCTTCAAGCTCATCAGTTTTACAACACACTTGGTATGTCGATTAACCCGTTGTTCAAGAGATTTGTGAATGAGATTGTGGACCTCAAAAGCATGAGTGTTGGGTTCTTCCTTTATGAGCCAGAACTCTCATGTGGCATGTTCGGATTAGACTTCGCTTTATGGCTAAGCATTAAGAAATCCAGAGACTGCTATAATAGCGAAGCAGCCATTAGCAAAGTGTCTAATGATGTGTCAATGATGGGAAGACCCACAATTAGATGGTCAGTCACAATTGGTTCAGACAAAAGATATTTGAGATTCCGACAAAGCCTTGGATATGATATTTCTAAAGAGAGAGAGAAAATTAATGAGAAAAGTTTTTATTTGCGTAGGTCTAGGAATAAGCAAGAAAGCATAATCAAAATAGTTGGGAAAGCACTTCAGCCATCGTCAGCCGAGTCCTTTTCTTTTCAGACAGTGTCTAAAGCTTACACTATAGCAAATTATAGCTTGTCTCATAGATCCGTGATGATAAACGACACAAGGACTGAGAAATCTGATGAATTAACACATAAGAAACATTCTTTACTTTTTTCTTTAGATTATTTGAGGAGGATCAAAGAAGACTTTTCAAAAAATGAATACAACAAAGATGACAGAATTAAGTATTTAAGAGATGCCTTCGCGTCTAGTGATGTCTATGAGTCTGTTTACGAAATGATGCGTAAAAAAGCATTATCTCGAACGTTCAAGAACATCACCCACTCAAAGAGCATGGCACTGTCTCATGTCAAGACTTCTATAAGCCGCTCTGAGTTCTCAACAACAGGTGACTTAAGGCAAGCATTGTTGACAGTTTGGTTCAGCGACATGCACATGACAATGTCGAGAGGTGAGAAGATCATAAGTCAATATTCTAAGCTAATACCATGGTTATCGTGCAGCAAAGAAGAAT